TGTGATTGTATCATTAGGTTCTACTGGTGGTCTAGGTGTAGCACCACTTGAAGGTGCAAAAGTGTCTGCAATTATAGGTGCAGGTTCTTCAATCATAGGCATTGTAGGTGTACCAACCACTGGTCAAACATTTGGTATATCTACAGCTTCCTTTAATAATTCTACTGGACAATTAGAGGTTACAACTTCATCAACACATAACTTTAGAAATATAAATGAGTTTGTTAGATTTGATGGACTTGTATTTAATCCTGTATTAGGGATAGAAACAAATAGATCTTACAGTGTAACTGGAATTTTATCAACAACAACATTTACAACTAATGTTGGCACAAGCACTGTTTCACATGCTTATGTTGGTGCTGGCACTGTATTTGAGTTTCAAGCTGATAACACTTTTGGTTCTGGTTATCGTCACCCAGTTTCTGTTGCTGTTACTGATAGAGATGGTAATGGTTCAGGTGGTGCAGTATCAGTAATAGTAGGAGCAGGTGGATCTCTATCATTTACAATTGATAGTAATGGAACAGGTTATACCGATCCTATAATTACAATTCCAGAACCATCATATGATAATCTTCCAATCACGGGTGTATCAAGGAGAGGTATTGGATCAACAACTGACACAGGAAATGGTGTATCAATAACAGTTAAAGTAGGAGGTGCAAACACAACTGTTGGTATAGGATCTACATTATTTACAGTTACTAATTTTGTGCTTGAAAATAATGGATATAACTTTAAAATAGGAGATGAATTTAAACCAGTTGGGTTAGTGACTGCAAAAGGTTTATCAAGTTTAGTGAGTGACTTTAAATTAACAGTAACTGATGTGTTCAGAGATCAATATTCTTCATGGAACTTTGGTCAGTTTGATTTTATTGATTCAATTAAAGATTTGCAGAATGGTGTTAGAAAAAGATTCCCATTAATTTTTAATGCTAATTTATTAAGTTTTGAAGTTGATACAGATAACCCAGATTCTTCTTTAATTAATTTAGATGCATTATTATTAATATTCATCAATGGTGTTGTACAAGATCCTGGTGAGGCATACACCTTTGATGGTGGTACATCATTTGAATTTGCACAAGCACCAGATCCAGAAGATATTATTGATATATTTTTCTATCAAGGAACTTCTGGTGTAGACTCTGTACAAGTTGCAGCTGGATCGTCTGTATCACCTACAATTCAAACAGGTGATATTGTTCAAATATTTAAAAATAATTCTGGTATCACAACTACACAGGAACAAAGGACAATTTATGCTATCTCCGCTTCAGATGAAGTAGAAACAAATTTATATACTGAATTAGGTGTAGATGAGAGAAACTTCAAACCATTGAGTTGGACAAAACAAAAAGTTGACAAAAAAATAAGTGGTGAAATTGTTTTCAAAACTAGAGATTCAATAGAATCACAAGTTTATCCTACAGCAAAAATAATTGATGACATTACCACAACTAATAATGAATTGTATGTTGATAATGCAAAATTCTTTAATTATGAAGAAGATTTCTCAAGTTTAGTCATAGGAAGTGTTGGTGGTCTTATAGTTGGATCAACAAATCCAGTAGCTGCTGGTTTCACTGCAGTTGTATCTGCAGCTGGAACTATATCATCAGTATCCATAACAAATGGTGGCAGTGGTTATGTGGGTTCTACTACTTCAATTTCAATATCAGCACCTCATGCAATAGGAGTTGGAGTTGGAACAACAGCACTTGCAACTGCTACGATAACCAATGGTGTTATAACATCAACGACTGTTACTAATCCAGGTTTTGGATATACATTCACTGCAGTCCCTCAAGTTTTAGCAGCACTACCAAATGCTGTTAAAGAGGATATTGACACTATTACATCTGTTGAAGGATTTGATGGTAGTATAGTTGGAATAGCAGTTACAGATGGAATAGGACATCCTCTAGCACTGAAATTCACATTAAATGCTGATTTGACAAATAATCCTAATTCAGTCCTTACTGATCTAAAAGTTGGATATCCTGTATACATATTTGGTACACAGGTTGGTCATGGTGTTACATCAGTTGTTAGTGATAATTCAACTATTGTGGCAACTGGAACTACATGTGTAGATAACATTTATCATATAAATGCATTCAACTCAGGTGTTGGGATAATTACATGTAATATAATGACTGGCGTTAATACAACAGGTATTGATACCTCAGTTGGATTAGGAACTGCTATTGGCAGTTTTTCATGGGGTAGACTTTCAGGGTTTACAAGAGGTGAAAATCCAATATCAATCGGTGTTACTGGATTAACAATAGACTCTGGTTTAACAACTTACCCATCAATCCAGAGAAGAGATTTTGGTCTTAGAGACAATGGTTCTTTAAGAAAGGATCTTGGGTAGTATAAATATAGAAAAAAGCTAATGATATGGCTGCAATTGTAACAGATCAATTTAGAATTCTAAATGCAAATAACTTTGTAGAGACAGTAGATAACTCTGCAAATTCATACTATGTTGTGGTTGGTCTTGCTAATCCAGCACTATCGGTGGGTTTTGGTAGAACTACAGCATGGAATACAAACACACCTAACCCAATTGATAATATTAACTACATGAATCATACTGGTGATGTACAAATTTTTGGTAAAAAGGTGACAGGTGGAAATGTAAGGAGATTAATAACAAGAAGAAACTGGACTCAGGGAACTAGATATGAGATGTTTAGGCATGATTATAGTGTATCAAATCCATCACCAGTAACTAATTCAACAAGATTATATGCAGCTAATTATTATGTAATGAATAAAAATTTTGATGTTTATGTTTGTATTGATAATGGATCATCTGGTATTAGCACCTCTGGTAATGCTTCACAAGACGAACCTTTATTTACAGATTTAGAACCATCAAGAGCAGGTGAAAGTGGAGATGGATATATTTGGAAATACTTATTTACAGTGCCTCCAAGTGATATAATTAAATTTGATTCAACTGAATATATTTCTGTACCAGGTAGTTGGCCAACATCCTCTGAAACACAAATTCAGTCTGTACGTGAGAATGGTGATTCGACAATCAACAATAACCAAATAAAAAAAGTTTATATTGATAAACAAGGATTTGGTTACTCTCAAAATATAGTCGGTAGAGAGGTTGATATTATTGGTGATGGATCTGGTGCGAAGGTTGTTATTGATACGGATAGTAATGGTAAAATAATCAAAACAAATGTCTCATCTGGTGGGCAAGGATATACTTATGGAATGGTTGATCTAGGACCACTTGGTAATTCTGGTGTTACTCTTGGCAATCATGCTAAATTAATACCAATCATACCACCATCCAGAGGACATGGGTTTGATTTATATAAAGAACTAGGAACAGATAAACTTTTAATTTATGCCAGATTTGATGATTCAACAAAAGATTTTCCAACTGATACAAAGTTTGCTCAAATAAGTATTATCAAAAATCCCACATCTATTGGATCAACATCAACATATACTGCAAATGATTTTTCCTCTGTAAACGCTGTTAAAGTTGTTTCACCCACAGGTACACCAACAATTGGTGAAAAAATACAACAATCTGTGACAGGTGGAACCGCAGAGGGATATATTGTTTCATATGACACCGATACTAATGTGATTAAATACTATCAAGATAGATCTTTGTATTTTAATCAAACTACATCTGATCAAACTGATTATGTAGGAGTTACAACTGAGGCAAAAGTGCTTGATTTTGAATCATCAGCTGAAAGTATTATTGCCCCAACAAGTGGATTTACCGCAACTGTTGATCAAAACTTCACAGGTATAAGCACTAATCCAACTGGAAACAAGGTTATTTCTTTAGGAGTTAATTTTACAAATGGTCTTGCTTCACCTGAGATAAATAAAGGGTCGGGTGAAATAATATATTTGGATAATAGACCCCTAATTACCAGAAACTCCAGACAAAAGGAAGACATTAAAATCATCTTGGAATTTTAAAAAATGCCACAAAAAACGAATTTAAATATAAGTCCTTATTATGATGATTTTAATAAGGAAGATAAATTTTACAGAGTCCTATTTAAACCTGGATTCCCTGTTCAAGCAAGAGAGTTAACTACTTTACAATCTTCTTTACAAAATCAAATTGAATCATTTGGAAGTCACATCTTTAAAGATGGGTCAATGGTGATACCTGGTAATATAGTTTTTGATCAACAATATCATTCTGTTAGAATTAACAATACTCATTTAGGTATTCCAGTATCATTATATTTGGAACAACTAAAAGGTTTGCGATTAAGAGGAGATCAGTCAGGCATAATCTTTAACATTGATAGTTTTGAATTTGTTGGTTTTGAAAATGATGTAACTGATTTAACAATATATGTCAAATATCTACGATCAGGTACAGATAATACCATATCTGCACTAACAGATGGTGAACAAATAATAACAGAATCATCATTTATATATGGCAACACTGCTGTTAATGAAGGTGAAACTGTTTTAACACTTGTAGATACAAATGCCTCTGCAACTGGTTCTGCTGTAGGAATATCATCTGGTACATACTTCATTAGAGGGTCATTTGTTGATGTATCGACTGATAAAATTGTTTTAGATCCATATTCAAATACACCTTCATATAGAGTTGGACTTAACATAGATGAAAGAATTGTAACTGCGAAAGAGGAAGATTCACTCTTTGATAATGCAAGAGGGTTTTCAAACTTTGCTGCACCAGGTGCGGATAGATTAAAAATAACAACAACATTAGCTAAAAAAAGTTTATCTGATTTTAATGATACAAACTTTATTGAACTTTTACGTGTAGATGATGGTGAGATAAAGAAAATAATAACAAAATCTCAATATTCTTTAATTAGAGATTACTTTGCAGAAAGAACATTTGATGAATCTGGTCATTATTCAGTTCAAAAATTTGATGTACAGGTTAAAAACTCTTTAAATGACGGAATATCAAATGAAGGTATTTTTAGATCAAATGAAATAACCGATCAACAGAATACACCATCTGATGATTTAATGTGTGTAAAAATATCTGCTGGTAAGGCATACGTTAAGGGATATGATATAGAATTAACAGGTGCAAATATAATTGATGTCGATAAACCTAGAGATAAGCAAGTTGTAGATGCATCATTAGTCCCCTATCAAATGGGAACTATTTTAAGAGTTAATAATGTATTTGGTGTTCCTGCTCCAAATATAAAAGATGATAGTAAATTTGTAGAATTATATAATCAAAGAACATCTTCAAATACTGCTGGAACAGGTGAATTAGTGGGTCAAGCAAGATGCTACTCATTTAATGTTCGTGGAGCAGCATATACAGGTGATTCAACTGAGTGGGAATTACATTTATTTGACATTCAAACATTTACAAGATTAGTTCTTAATAATGCAGTAAGTAATACTGAATTACCAGATGCCTCTTATGTTAGAGGATTAAGTAGTGGTGCAACTGGATATGCAACACAAGCTGGTGGTTCTAGTGCGGTAGTCAAACTAACTCAAGTAACTGGGTCATTTATTGCTGGAGAGGGAGTTATAATAAACGAAGATCCTGAGTTATCTCGTTCTATTCAAACAGTTCGTATCTTTGGAATTGAAGATATAAAATCTGTTTATCAAGATGCCTCTACTTTAAGTGGTTATGCTAGTGATTTTGTTGCAGATACTGTATTAAATCGTAAAATTCCAACAGGTTTTAATGTATCAGATGTGTTAAACATAAATGCAGCGGGTATTGCAACCTGTGCAGGTAAAAGTTTTGCAGGTATAAAAACTGATACGATTGTTAGATATACTTTACCTGGAGAAACAACTGAAAGATTTAATAGAGTTACAAACGTATCTTCTGATGGAATTACATTAACACTAGCATCAGTGACAAATGTAACTGGTATTTGCAATGGTGCATTACCCTCTGGTGCCTCTGTAACACCTACATTTTCATTCGGAGTACCAAACATCAATCTTAATGAAAACAAGGGATTATATGCTCGTATAGGTAACGATAATGTCTCTGATATAGATTTATCTACAGCAAACCTAGTTGTCGGTACAAACATCACAGGTGAGGCAACAGATGGTAGTGGAGTCCTTTCTTTTGATCTTGCAGCAAGTGGTATTAGTAGTGCATTTTACGAAACTTTTGATGAGGAAAGATACTCTGTTCACTACTCCGATGGTACTATTGAAGATTTGACTAATGATCAAGTCGTACTTGATACTGCCAGTCAATCTGTAGTCATTAATGGATTGAGAACATCTCAGAGCAATGTTGTTGTATCAACAACTCTTAAAAAACAAGCACTTAAGAGTAAACAGAAAAATTATATTAGAAGTCAAAAAATAGAAATATTAAAAACTGCAGTTGGAATAAACACATCTGCTAGTGGCATGGATCGAAGCACTGCTTACGGTTTACGAGTTGAAGATAAAGAAATATCATTTAATATACCTGATGTGGCAAATGTGGTTGGTGTTTTTGAATCTATAGATACAAATTCACCAGTGCTTGACAAACTTACTTTCCCTGATGGTTTAAGTTTGAATACAGCATCTATTATAGGTGAAAAAATTGATGGTAGAACAAGTGGTGCAGTTGCACAAATCACAGCTCAAATATCTGCAAATCAAATTGAAATAGCATATTTAACACCCACTAAATTTACAATAGGTGAAGTTGTTAATTTTGAAGAATCTAATATTTTAACAACATTACAAGAAATAACTGTAGGTAGTTTCTTAAACATCACAAATAGATATCAATTAGATAAAGGTCAAAGAGAGCAATTCTATGATTACTCTAGGTTAGTAAGAAAACAAAACTTCCCACCTGCAACAAGAAAGTTATTAATAGTATATAACGCATACACTGTTCCATCAAATGATGTTGGTGATTTTTATACTGTGGCATCATACCCAGAGGAAAGATTCAGTGCAGATATACCAACTTTAGAGGGTGGTTTAAGAGCTACTGATACTATTGATTTTAGACCAAGAGTGACAACATACTCTGGTAACGAATCACCATTTGCTTTCCAAAATAGACTATTTGGTGGTTCTGGTAATGTTAATCCAGAGTTTATAGTTAAACCAAATGAAAGTTCTATTGTCGGATATAATTTTTACTTACCTAGAACAGATAAGTTAATCATAGATACACTTGGAAATATTGCTGTAATAAAAGGAACATCAAATTTAAATCCAAAAGAACCCCCAATAATTGAGAATGCGATGGAGGTTGCTACCATCGAACTACCAGCATACTTATACGATCCTGATGATGCGATTGTCAAAGTTGTTGATAATGTCAGATATACAATGAGAGATATTGGTCGTCTTGAAGATAGAATTGAAACATTAGAGGAAATAACATCTTTAAGTTTATTAGAATTAGACACAAAAACTCTTCAAGTACAAGATGTTGATGGATTATCAAGGTTTAAAACTGGTTTTTTTGTTGACGATTTTAAAGATACAAATTTACTAGATTTAGAAGATCCTGATAATAAATGTGCAGTAGATATTGCAAATAAAGAATTAAATGTACCTCTTGATTTTTGGTCAATTAAACCAGAGGTGGCACTTAATTTAGCAACAAATGTTGACACAGCAGATTTTTCACAAGATTTAGAACTATTAGATTCAAATGTTAGAAAAACTGGTGATTTGATAACATTAAATTATTCTGAAACTGAATTTTTAGAACAACCATTAGCATCTAGAGTTGAAAATGTAAACCCATTCAATATGGTTAGTTTTATTGGTACTATAGATTTAACACCTAGAACTGATAGTTGGGTTAGAAATGTACAAGTTGATGGTGGTGAAAGAAGAATAACAGGTGGATTTAACGGATCATTTATTGACACAATTAAAACAAGTAGTGTTCCTGATACACACATAAGATCAAGGAATGTTGTATTCCACACATCTGGTTTAAGACCTGTTGCAAGATTTTATCCTTTCTTTGATAGCACTAGTGGAATTGATATTGTCCCTAAATTAATTGAAATCAATATGATCAACGGTATCTTTGAAAAAGGAGAGACCATAGATGTGTTTGATGCGACTGGTGTGAATGTATCTACTTTAAGATTAGCACAATCCGATCATAAGAAAGGTGACGTATTATCACCTACTGAAACATTTAACGCAAATCCCTATAATACCTCTGTATCTTTAGGAAGTAATTATTCTGCTTCTTCATCAACATTAAATGTAGATATAAATTCTCTTGGTGATGAAGCACAGGGAGCATATTTTGGATACATTCCACTCGGATCAGGTATTACTATCTTAGGTAGATCAAGTGGAGCACAAGCAGAGGTTTCCAATGTAAGATTAATTGCAGACACTTTTGGTGACTTATCAGGTTCATTCTTCTTCCGTGATCCGTTAGCATCACCTCCTCCTCCTTTAAGATTTAGAACAGGAACAAGCACGTTTAAATTAACATCTAGTTCTACAAATGCAGAGAGTTTACCAGGTAGTTTACTTATAAGCAGTGGACAAACAACTTATCGTGCTACGGGTATAGTAGATTCTTATACTAACACGTTGGTTATTGTCAGAAGACCACCACCACCTCCACAGGTTGACGATCCTTTAGCACAATCATTTACAGTTGATGAGAGTGGTGCATTTATTACTTCTGTTGATTTATTCTTTGGAAATAAAGATCCAAATGAAAAAATAACAGTTGAAATTAGAGAGATGGAGTTAGGTACTCCTACCACACAAGTTGTACAGGATTACGCTCGTGTTGTTGTCAACCCTGATGATATTAATATATCAAGTAACGCAGAGGTAGCAACTAACATTAAATTCCCATCTCCTGTATACTTAGAACCAAATACTGAATATGCTTTAGTACTCCTTGCTCCTACAACTAATAATTATGAAGCATGGATTGCTCAAATGGGTGAAAGAACAGTAAATACACAGAGTTTGCCTGATGCAGAGTCTGTTATCGTTACTCGTCAGTATATTGGTGGTAGTTTATTTAAATCTCAGAATGGATCTATATGGACTGCTAGCCAATTTGAAGACCTTAAATTTAAATTATATAAAGCAAAATTCACAACAACACCTGGAACTGCATACTTTTATAATCCAAAAATGGAGAAAGGATCTGCAATTATTGAAAGGTTAACTCCAAATGCAATTAAAACTTTACCAAGAAAATTAAAAGTTGGTATTGTGACTACAACTCATTCCTCATCTGTTGCCAATTTGACAATTGGAAAACAGGTAAGTGATTCTACATCAGCAACTGCGATACAGGGATTTATCGAAAGAGTTGGTGGTCCAATACAAACACTTACAGTAACATCAGGTGGTGTTGGTTTCGTGGCGAGTCAAACATTTAATAATGTTCCTCTATTTGCGATAACAGGTAATGGTTCAGGTGCAACTGCAACAGTTCAGATTAACAGTGACAGTCAAGTTTCATCTGTTTCAATTACAAGTAATGTGGGTGGTAATGGTTATGCTGTTGGTGACATTGTTGGTATAGCAACTAATGGTGTTACAAAAGGTGCTGATGCTCTTATTACTGTATCAGCAACAAATGGTACGGGAACACTATATTTAAATAATGTTCAAGGTGAAGAGTTTACCTCTGGTCAACCAATAGTTGTCTATGAAGGTTCAACTGCAACATCTTATGGTAGCACAACAATTACTTCATCAGCAACATATGATGATAAGTATACTGGAAATGTCATTGAAGTTGAT